GTCAGGACCAGGTCTGCGACAGAACCCGTGGAGGGCGATGGGGCGCCCGGGAAATTCACACTGATCCCACCCGTCCCCAGATCGAAACTTGCGTCGGTCGCAGGTGACGCCCCCGGGCTGTTAAAGGGCTGCGACATTTCTAATTTATATACAGAAATAAATGAGTCTGACCAGGAACGGTTACCTGTTTTCTGGTCAAGATCAGGACCTGATAAAAAAGGAGCTCACTGTTAGACCAGTGACGAATGATGCGATCGGGATTCCATCACCTTCCTTCAAGGTTTGGAGACGGACCACCGATGGCCGACTTTTGGTCCCACGGTACTTCGGCCTTGAGCGGTGCGGGCCGCCCACCAGGGATTCCCGGAGGGCCCCTGATTCTGATCGGCCTATTGGGTTTGTGGGATCGCTTGCGAAACCGACACGACAGGACGAAGCTTTCGCTGCAGGCGTTCGAGCCTTTGAAACGGTCGGAGGGGGCGTTCTATCGATCCCAGCGGGCCATGGAAAGACTGTATGCGCCCTGGCTCTTTCGGCACATCTGAAGGTCCAGACGATGATCGTCGTCCATAAGGAGTTCCTTGCGAATCAATGGAGGGACCGGATCCAGACGTTTTGCCCAGGTGCCACCATCGGACGGGTCCAAGGGGACACGTTCGATGTCGAGGGTAAGGACTTTGTGATTGCTCTTATTCAGACCATGTGCATGCGTGAATTTCCCACGGACGCGTTCGACTCTGTAGGTCTGCTCGTGGTGGATGAGGCTCATCACATCGGCGCGCCCGCCTTTTCTCAATTCATGTTCAAAATTTGCCCCAAGTACACTTTGGGGCTCACAGCCACACCCGACCGCAAGGATGGTCTGACGCGCCTCCTGTACTGGTTCCTAGGGCCCGAGTTTTTCAGGATAACGCGGACGGCCCAAAAGTCGACGCGGGTCGAGACGCTTCATTACGTTGATGAAGCGTTCAAAGAAGCGCCGCCGGTGACGCGGTTTGGGAAGATTAACATGGCCGGAATGATCAACCAACTTACTGAAATCGAGGCGCGGAACGACATGCTTCTTCGGACGGTCCACGAGGCCCTCGCTCTCCAGAGGCGTGTACTTATTCTGAGCGACCGGCGCGAGCATTGCTTCTATTTGCAAAGTAAATTGGGTGACGCCTTAAGTGGCTTGTACGTCGGCGGCATGAAAGAGGCTGAGCTGGCAAGGTCGGCCGAGAAGCGCGTGGTCGTCGCCACATTTCAGCTCGCCCATGAAGGACTCGACATTCCGGTTCTGGACACCGTCATCTTGGCGACGCCCAAATCGGACATCGTACAGTCTATAGGGCGTATTATGAGGGAAACCAAGGGGAAATTGAACGATCCTCTGATCTACGACGTGGCCGACCACTGGTCTGTTTTTCACGCCATGTACCGCAAGAGGTGCAAGGTGTATGCAGAGGGTGGGTTTCAAATGGGTCAAGGGGCACCCGAACCCGAACCCGCCGCGAAGCCAATCAACGACGGCCGGTGCATGTTCACGTGACGATGACCATGCGGTCCCGAAGGTACTTTGGCGCGAAAGACATCATATACGTCCAGTACTCCCCAGCCCCCCAAACCTCGAAGTAGTTTATATCCATACCCTGACCGGCCGCGCGGGTCACATATCTCATAAAGGGCAAGACGTGCATCTGGCTATAGTCAAACCCGCGCAAGTCGAGCTTCACAACCAAGAGACGATTCTCCGCCGCGAGGATCTCATGTATCTCCTTGGTCCCTTCAATCGTCTCGAGGCTGAATTGATCTGCATCCTTGAGCGAAACGGGTTGTTCGTTAATGAATTTAGCAGCAGAAATCTTCAAGAAAAGATGTTTCTGGTTGCTCTTGAGGCGGTGCCAGGTCATGAACGTCCTGAACTGGCCCATCCTTTCAATTTAGTTTTGAGATTTCATAGTGTCTGATAGCGCGAGTGCAAATACCCCCACGACGAAGAACATCACCAGGTAGTTGCACTCGGTCGCATCCTGTTGGGGAGCCGAGAGGTTCTTTATTGTTTCCATCTGAACGGGCGAATAGGAGGGTGGTCGGGGAGCGACCGGGTCCTCGAACGGGGCGTAGGACAGACCCATCTACTATTACTTAGGGGGTGAGATTTTTTGGGGCGGCGCCATCATGTACAGAAAGTACCCACCGCCACCGAGGACCAAAAGACCGGCCAGGATGATGAGCACGATCTGCCAGGCTTTCAGTTTCTTCGATTCATCCTCTTTAAGAGGCAGGACGTACGATGGAGCCGCCGTAAAGTCGAGAGGTCCTGCTGGCGCTGGCGCGAGTGTGGGCGGCGCACTGACGGCTGGAAGACCGCTGACCGATATAGGAGGAGGTGCAGACACGGAAGGCAGACCCGTGACTGCTGCGGCCATTAATTTAGACTAAGAAATAACTGGAGATGAGGCACTCACCTTGCTAATCACGTCATCGACCCAGCGCTGCTGACCCTCCAGAATCTCTTGTTTGCGGGCGGCCGGTACCGCAGTCCACGTCGTACTGAACTTGGCGCTCACGGCCGGCAAAAGTCTATTCACGAGCTGGTCCTGATAAAACTGTCTGACGTCATCCGGAAGCCCCTTGAATTCAGCCAAGTCCATGATGCTCATGGGTGTCGAGGCTGTGTAGCCCGAGACGCGCGGGACGACGAGGAGGACCGCCAAGATCAGGATGAGCCCCATGAGAATGTAGTCTTTCATTTACAATTGCACCTCCTTTTTCTTTGGCTTGGGACCACGTTTCTTTGGGCCGCCGACAGACACCTCACGCGTGTCCGGGTCGCCCATGTCCACGCTCACGATGTCCGAGACGGACTCGTCGTCACCGCCACCCGGACGCGTCTGCATCGGTGGGGGCGGGCCCATCATGCCCATCAGGGACCCAAAGTCCATTCCGGGACCGCGCATGTCGCGCCGGAGGCCCTGCTGGGGTGGCTGACCCGCGCCCTCGACCGGCGAGCCAAAGCCGTTTCCACCGCCCTGAGTGCGCTGGACCGCATCGACCATGTTACGCATCAGGTCTGGGTTCTGCTTCATCACCTGGCTGACGTTCGGGACGGCCGCCTTGAACATAGAGTTGGTCAGGTGGAACATCATAGCCGAGCCGCCGACCATCATGATCAGCTTGACCTCAGGAGCCACCTGGACCTTCGTCTTGTACTTGTTGTACAGATCCTCAAACACGCCGTCGTAGTCCTCGACGTTCTCCATGGTGTTCTGGGACCAGCCGTTCAGCTCCAGGTCGAACGGATCGAACTTCTCATTCAGAAACTCAAATCCAGTCACGGCTGCGACCAGCATGCGACGCTGGAACTTGATGGAGCGCTCGACCTCGATGCTGTACGTCATGCGCTTGTACTCGGTGCGGATCTCGTCAATGTCCGAATAGATGTTCAGGCGAGCGCTCGAACTGAAGCCCTTCTTGATCAGACGGCTAATCTTGTTCAGGAGGTCAGCCTTCTCGTCCTCGATCGAGGTGTAACCCTCGGAAGGCACCTGACCGCCACCACCCTGGAACTGCTGCTGACCGTCGGGTCCCTCGGGACCCTCCTCGTACTCGTCACCCTCACCCCCATCAAACTCCTCGGGAGGAGGGGGCGCCTGGGCCGTACGCTTCCCAGGATTCATGAACATGTCCAGACCATCGTCAGGCGCAAACTGCGGCTGCGAAGGGCCGGGGGCGCGCTTCGCAAAGGGGCTCGGCCGGGACGGCTTGGCACGCAGAGGAACGGTCTTCTTGCCCGGCATCTGAATAGAAATCTCATCCATCAGGCGCGACTCGTCGTCATTCAGATTCATAGAAGGACCATCACCGCTCATGTCTATAGAGATGTCGCCCATTAAGACCTTTATAGAAATGTTCCTCTTGGCTTTAACGCGAATTAGGTGAAAGTCGGGCCGAAGGGCCGACTTTTGAAGGGGGGGCCTCAGGTCGGATTTGAAAGGGACCCTTCGGGTCCCGTTCAAAAATAATATCCGCAAAAATCAAATGGCGATTAAGGTTGGAAAGATTGTGACGAATGCCCTCATCATCGGTCTGCTCGTGACCATCCTCGTGATGCTGGTCCAGGACCAGAAGAGCCGCTACACCTGGGAGCCGGCTCCCCTCGTGACCAAGCCCGGACCGGCCGTCCAGACCCAGCCCGCGAGCCTGTTTGCCATCAAGCCGTCCCTGGAGTGCACTCCGGGCCCGTCCGAGAAGTCCTCGTACCTGTCGTCTGGCCTGACCCCAGGTGGCCTGTGCGGTGACCAGTCGTTCATCCACGATCAGATGCGTGACTTTGCGATTGCCGACGGCATCGGTGGTTCGCTGCTGGAGAAGTAAATTCCTTTTTTCGCACCCAATACTAGATGAACTACGTTGTGTACGTAGATTCCAATAACAGAAATCAGACTCTATTTCCAAACTCAAATTCGTACACGTTGCACTTGGCGACTCCTATCAAGAATGTCGTCCGGGCCGAGCTCGTCTCGGCCATGCTCCCAAGTATCAACGTGTCCCAGTTTGTCTGTCTCGATATCCTCGAGCTCAGGTCGCCTCAGAACCAGACGGCCGACGCCCTGGCCCGCTCGACCCGCTCGAACGTCATGACCGTCACGTCCAACTCTTTCAACGGCGCTTTTGCCGTCTTGCCCGTCAAGGTTTCAGGGACTTACGAATTTTACAATCAAAATTATCGGATAGGAACCAAGTACCCTTACCCTATAGACACCTTGGACCGCCTGACCATCACGTGGCGTCAACCAAACAATGGGACGCCTTACTATGACGCGGTATCGAACCTTGACTTGGGCCGGAACATGTTTCTTTTGAGATTCGAAACGATCGTGGAGGATCTAAAACCAGAGAGGCCCATGGGCCTTCCAGATCCGGTCGAATGGGACTATTCAGGTGAAAAGAACCGCCTATGGATCATAGCATTCGTGGCGGTCGCAGGCCTCTTGGTCATCATGTCGATGCAGGGTCGGAAGCGCGCAAGCCTCGAGGCGTCACTTAAATCTGTGTAAAAATTAGAATGTGCGACTCGTCGATCGCCAATGGTTCCAACAGGTCTTCTCCTTCTTCTCAACAAAATCCGGTTTACGTACAAATCGCTAATGTCGCTTCGACGAGCAAGTACCGGGTGAAAGTGTCGTCATATAGTACTGGATTTTTCAACACGTTTCAACATGGTAAGGCTGAAGATGTGTGGGACGAATCATTGACTTCCAACGCGACCGCCACTTGGGAGGCGAGTACGAACTCCGTCAAGTGCCAGGTGACGAGCACGGTGGGTTCCAAAGCGATTCGCCAGACTAAAAACGTCATGCGCTACATTCCAGGCCGTCCGGCTGAGTTTTCAACCGCATACTTTTGGGGAACGCCCGTGAGCGGGATCGTCAAGAGAATTGGGCAGTTTGATGAAAACAATGGTTTTTTCCTCGAACAGGCCGCTACGGGTGAATACTATTGCGTCATTCGAAGCTCGTCCACAGGATCTATAGTCGAAAATCGTGTAGCTCGTTCGAACTGGAACGGCGACAAACTCGATGGGAGCGGTCCAAGCCGTGTCGTTCTCAATAAGGGTACGACGCAGCTCATCCTCGTCGACTACGAGTGGTATGGTGCCGGTGCCGTAAAATTCAGTTTCATCATAAACGACGAGCTATTCACCGTCCACAAGTTCTATTCAGCAAACAACCTCACGACGCCTTGGTGCTCGACACCATTCATTCCAATGCGTCTGGAGGTTGAAAATGTGTCGTCAACCCTAGGCGATTCCATGTATCATTTTTCACAGTGTCATTCCCAGGAGGCGGCGTCCGACAATCTCGGGACACCGGTGAGTATATCAACACCGATCACGGGCATCACACTAACGACCGGTAGCACGTTTTATCCGGTTCTTTCGATCCGACTCAAACAGGCGAACCTGAATGCTGTCGTCATTCCTCAATATATCCAGGCGGGTACGCTCGACAACACATTCGTGTTTTATAGAGTCTTACTCAATACCACGTTGACCGGAGCCAACTGGACCAACCATCCAACGGCTCAGAGCAGTGTTCAGTATGACGTGACATCGTCGGCGTGCACGGGTGGAACAATCATCGACCAGGGGTTTGCAGCCACCGGCTATAACGGTATTATGCCATTGAACAGTAACCAACAATCTGGAAATTTTCAGCTTGGCCGAACGACGCTCGGTACAGCCAGCGACATTTTGACCATCGTCATCGCGGCTGTAAACGCAAACAAGACGGGTATCGCCGTCCTGGGCTGGATAGAACAACGATAAAACAAAATCGAGGGCTCTAGTAGTAGGCAATGACGGCCAATACGGTGACGTATTTCGGCGACGTCACGACCGTCGGAAACACGAACGTGTTTCAAAACCTCGTATCCCAGGGGGCCTCCTCAATTTTCTACGGAAATGCCTCACCGGCAGTTTCACAGACGGGAAACATCATCGGGATGAACACCATTTTTTCGAGCAACATCAACGTGACCAGCTCGAATATGGTGTCTATTTCGGGAATCTGTGGTATAGGGACATTGACTAATATAGACTCGACCATTCAGGTTCAGGGAAACGCGAACGTATCGAACGCTTTCCACTCACCGACAGTAAACGCAACAACTTCCGCAAATATCACGACCCTGAACACATTTAGTATTCAAAATCAGATTTCATTCAATTTGAGTAATCTCTATCAATTTTCAACAGCCACATTCACCGCGGGCGGCGTGACTGGCGCTTCAGGACCGACGATCGCACAAGCCCGCGCGGGCCTCTCAGGAACCCCCACGCCGAGCAATTGGTACAACTCGTACCTGACCATGAACACGCAAGGGCTGCAGGTCTGGACGGTGCCTTTGACGGGTACGTACCAGATAACTGCCGTCGGCGCCAAGGGTGGAAACAGTACTGGTTGGGGTCAGACCGGTGGTTACGGAACATCCATGCGTGGTGACTTTCTACTTGTGGGCGGGATGCAGGTGACGATTGTGTGTGGTCAGAGGGGCGCTGATAACTATTACGATGGAGGAGGAGGTGGTGGAACCTTTGTCGTCTGGACGTCGAATAACGCACCGCTCGTCGTGGCGGGTGGAGGAGGAGGCGCCTCCGCGAGCGGTTTCAGTGGTTCGGGGGCCAAGTACGCAAACCTGGGAACTTCGGGCTATAGCACATCACGGGGTGACGGAGGTTCGAACGGAACAGGAGGCCAAGGAGTCGGGAATGCTGCCGGTGGTGGTGGCTTGTTGACCAACGGGACTGGCGCGTGGTTCGGCACTGCATTCGTGAACGGCGCATTGGGAGGTCCAGGCAGCGCCGTGGGAGGGTTCGGCGGCGGCGGCGGCGGCGGTGGGACGAACGGTGCCGGAGGTGGCGGCGGGTACTCGGGTGGCGCTGCGATGGTGTGGTCGCAGGACGGCGCGGGTGGTGGTTCATACAATTCAGGGGCGACCCAGGTGAATACTTCACAGGCTGGAACCGGAGACGGCACAGTTACCGTGACTTTTATGGGTCTGAGTATTCCTTCACAGATCGTTACTACAGGAAATATCTACGTTTCAAACACTTTGAGGATCGATAGCGCCTCCTCGACGGTGTCTATGAACATCGCCGTCATGAACACGGCAAGCCTGTCCATGGCTATGAACGTCAATTCCACAAGTAACGCCAATTCAAACTTGAGTGTTTCTGGTAATCTCTTCACTTCGAACGCATTGCAGGCGCCGGGCGTTTTAACGGGCGTCTCTGCGAATGTTTTGACCACGCTAAATACCGCGAGTATATCGTTTCCAGTCGCGTTCAATGCAAACCAGATCCTCTATCAATTCACGAACGCCACATTCACGCCAGGTGGTGCGACTGGCGCTTCAGGTCCCATTATTTCACAAGCACGGTCAGGCCTCTCAGGAACGCCGACACCGAGCAATTGGTACAACTCGTATCTGTCCATGACCACACAGGGGCTACAGGTCTGGACAGTCCCAGTGACGGGTACGTACCAGATAACTGCCGTCGGCGCCAAGGGTGGAAACAGTACTAACTGGGGTCCGGCCGGTGGTTACGGAACGTCCATGCGCGGTGACTTTGTACTCGCGACCGGAACTCAGGTGACGATTGTGTGTGGTCAGGCGGGTCAAGATAACTTTTACGATGGTTCGGGTGGAGGTGCCACTTTTGTCGTCTGGACGTCGAACAACGCACCGCTCGTCGTGGCTGGGGGGGGAGGTGGCGCCTCCGCGAGCGGTTTCAATGGTTCGGGGGCCAAATATGCAAACACGGGAACTTCGGGCTATAGTACGTATCCTGCAAACGGAGGTTCGAACGGAACTGGAGGCCAAGGAGTCGGGACTGTTGGCGGTGGTGGTGGCTTGTTGACCAACGGGACTGGCGCGTGGTTCGGCACTGCATTCGTGAACGGCGCATTGGGAGGTCCAGGCAACGCCGCGGGAGGGTTCGGGGGCGGTGGAGGCGGTGGCGGCACGAACGGTGCCGGGGGCGGTGGTGGGTACTCGGGTGGCGCTGCGATGGTGTGGTCGCAGGAAGGCGCGGGTGGGGGTTCATACAATTCAGGGACGAACCAGTCGAATAATTCACAGGCTGGATCGGGCAACGGGTCTGTAGTAATCTCGCTTACGTCGACCGATGGCGTGCTAGGCGCGACCGTGGCCGTTTCTGGGAACATCTACACTTCAAACACGTTTCAGACTCCCAATATCTACACGACTTCCTCCAACGTCAGCGGCGTCATGAACACCACGAGCATTTACACCAACAGTGGAGCGGGCGTGGGTGTGAACACGAACACGAACATCAGTGCGGCTCTTCAGATTCAGGGAAATGCATTTTCTTCGAACGCGTTTCAATCGGCCAATATCATCACACCCCAGGCAAATGTCCAAGTTCTCAATACTCTATCTATATATGGTATATCCGGTGGTATCCCTGTGGGCGCGGCGCAGAGCTGGTCGACCATTCCAGGAAATTCAGACGAGCGTGGACAGGCGTGCGCGACCGACTCCAGTGGAGGCATATACATGGCCGGTTACTATTCGAGCACGAGTGGAGTCACACTAAAGAATTTGAATTCGACAGGGTCAAATTCTGGTTTGACGCTCCCGGCCACTGCTGGAAGCACGTCGGACGCGTACGTGATCAAATGGGACGGCGGCGGTTTATGCGTGGCCTTTTCAACTTTACCAGGAAATTCAACGGATTACGGCTATGCAATTACAGTCGATGCGGCCAACTCCGTCTACATGTCGGGTAGATATAACAGCGCTTCATTCGTGATTAAAAATCTCGACTCGACGGGCTCTTCTTCGAGTGTGAGCCTTCCGGCCACGTCAGGAGTCGATACGGCGTTCATAGTCAAGTGGGACAGCTCAGGTGCGTGCGTAGGTGCGTCCACGCTGAGCGGCGTCGGAACGGGCGTCGGGACTGACGCAGCACTGAATATCTACATGTGTGGGTACTATATCAACTCGTCACCGACGACCATCAAGAACATCGACGCGACGGGTTCAGCCTCGACGGTGACTCTTCCGGCCAATACGGGCTCTTTTGACGGCTTTTTGATAAAATGGAATTCCACGGGGGCGTGTCTAGGTTGCTCATTTTTACCTGGAAATTCAGCCGACATTTGTAATGGGATTGCCGTCGAACCGAACGGGAACGTGTATGTGACGGGCTACTATAACAGCTCGTCGTATCAACTCAGAAACATAGCGGCGACCGACTCACCATCGGGCATCACTTTGCCGTCCACGACCACTGGGGCGGCAGCATTTCTCATCAAATGGAATTCGAGTGGCGTGTGCACGAGTTTTGGAGTGATTTCGGGAACTGTAGTGTGCTTGGGGCTCGGCGTTGCGGTGGCAACCGACGGGACCGTATACATAAACGGGTTTTATAACGACAACGCCTCGATAAATTTACCAAATCTCGACGCGACGGCTAGCTCGTCACCAATCAACATGGTCGCCTCGTCTTCCGGTACGAACGATGCATTCGTGGTCAAATGGGACGCGACGGGCGCGTGTTTGGGGGTCTCAACTCTCCCGGGCAACTCGGAGGACTACGGGTTCTCGATCGTGACTGACTCGTCAAGGAATGTGTACCTGACCGGATACTATACGAGTACTTCGAGCATACAAATTCAGAACATCAATTCGACCGGGTCTGGGTCTTCAATTTCTCTTCCGGCTGTAACGGCCGCCGAAGATGTGTTTTTGATAAAGTGGAACGTGGATGGCGTGTGCCAGGCTTTCACGACCGTTCCTGGAAATTCGAGCGACTACGGTCTGGGTGTCGCGGCAGACATATTTGGGTCCGTCTATGTCGCCGGCTACTACTCGAGCACGAGTTCGATAACAATTAAGAACCTAGATTCGACGGGGTCCAACTCGAGTCTTGCGCTCCCGGCGCGCTCATCGTCGAACGACGCATTTTTGATTCGCTGGAGCGGCGCGTATTCCATCGGAGGTCCGGTCGGCGTCGGGACCAGTTCAGGTCTCGGGGCGACGCTCCATGTCCAAGGGAACGTCTTTGTGTCGAACGCTCTCCAGACCCTCTTTTCGGTCAAGGCGGACACGGCCTCGAACATCCAAGTCATGAACACGTACGGAATCTTTTCTAACACACTCGGGGCCGGAGTCGTGACGGTCTCGAGGCCTCTCGGCCTCTCGGCTCTTTATGCTTTCACGACGGCGACGTTCGGAAATGGCGGAGTTGTGAGCCCAAGTGGTCCCACCATATCAGAGGCTCGATCCTATCTATCGGGTACGCCCACACCTTCCAACTGGTACAATACTTATCTGGATATGACTACGCAAGGAATTGTGAGATGGACCGTTCCTCAAACTGGTCAATATACAGTGCAAATAGCCGGTTCTAGAGGTGGAAATGACTATTGGGGAGGAACGCATGGACGAGGGCGAATAATAAACGCAACATTGACGCTCGTGGTCGGACAAATCATACAGATTCTTGTGGGTCGGCGAGGAGGATATTCGTACATGTCCTCATGTAATGCGGGGGGTCCTCCGGGAGCCTATAATTATGAAGGCGGTGGAGGCGGTGGCGCATTTATAGTAGATTCCAACAACAACCCTGTTTTGATTGCAGGTGGTGGTGGAGGAGGATGCTCGGGATATTCTACATACACACGGAATGATGCCGCTGCATACAATTCAGAGTCGGGTACATCGGGAAATGGGTATGGTGGTACTGCGGGTGCAGGAGGTTCTGGAGGAAATGCTGGCAATAAAAGCGGCTCTGGTGGAACACCCGGCGCTGGGTTCTATCAAGACGCACCGAGTCGGAGTTCATACGGCGGTAATCCTGGAACCAGATGGACAAATGGTATGCTCGGTGGCTCGAATTATGTATGGTCTGGAAGTTTTCATGCCGACGTCGCTGGTGGTTTCGGCGGCGGATCGGGTGCTGGCGCTCATTCATGTTACGAAGCCGACGCTGGAGGCGCTGGAGGATACTCGGGTGGAGGAGGCTCAAGCAACGGTTCTGGAAACGGTGGTGGCGGCGGAAACTTCATCTCCGGTTCTGGACTCGTGACGGTCACGACCGTTTCGGACGGCGGGTTGAACGATGGAGACGGCTACGTCACCATCACTCTCGTGGGCGCAGGCGGAGGAGTCACCACCGCCTCGAACCTCTACGTCGAAGGAAACATTTACGCATCAAATTCGTTCCAGGTTTCCAACTTGACGGTCCTGGTCTCATCGAATGTTGCGACGATCAACACGGCGCGAATCTTCCAGACGACAGGGCCTGGCGTGGGAATTCGAACAAACTCGGGTATAGGTGCGGCTCTACACATTTCAGGCAATTCATCAGCGTCAAACGCCTTTTCGGCGCCGAATGTATTCGCGACAACCTCGGCGAACGTTCAGATTCTCAACACGGCGTTTTTGGTCAGCCAAACAGGCATAGGGACCCAGAGCGGCGCGGCGACCCTTCAAATCCAAGGGAACGTATGGGCCTCGTCCAAGTTTGAAAGCCCCAACGCCTTTTTCACAAATGCGACGTGGCCGACAACTATAGTTCCGGCTATTATTAATCAAACTAGTTCGCTGTACTCGTTCACAACAGCGACTTTCACATCTGGTGGGGCGACAGGTCAAAATGGTCCTGTTATTTCGCAGGCCCGTTCGGGACTTACAGGGACGCCCACACCTTCCACTTGGTACAATACCTACCTGAATATGACGACTCAGGGTATTCAGCTCTGGACCGTTCCGACTACGGGGTCTTATACGATTACTGTCGCGGGGGCTCGAAGTGGTACTAGTGAAGGATTCGGCTCAGTTGCACCTGGGTACGGTATCACTATACAAGGAACATACACTCTGACGCAAGGTACTGTTTTGGCATTTGTAGTAGGACAAAAGGGACCATCTGTCGGAAGTGAGGCAGCAGGGGGAGGTGGCTCGTTCGTAATTGTACAAAATACAAATCAGCTTCTCTTTGCGGCCGGAGGAGGAGGTGCTCCGAATTCTTGGATGGCCGGAAACGGTTCTAATGGTAACTTTGGAACGAATGGTATCACACCTACAAACGGAGGTGCCGGGGGAACGAATGGAGGACCTGGTCAAGGGGGTACAGGTGGCAGTGCCGGTTCAAATGGTTCAGGAGGTCAAGGTGCTAATGGTGATTCGGGGGGCGGCGGAGGTGGCGGTTTCGGAAACAGTTCGGCAACTTACCTAGGCGGCCCACAAGCGGCATCTGGTTCAAATCTAACCACTGGTGGGTTTGGCGGTGGTGGGTCTGCCGGTGGCGGTAGCTCTGTCGCCGGAGGAGGCGGAGGCGGAGGAGGTTATTCTGGAGGCGGTGGAGGTACAAATGGACCAAAAGATTGTGGATATGGTAACGGAGGTGGTGGAGGTTCATACGGAATATCTTCGATTACAAATCAAGGATTAAACAACGACGACGGCTACGTCACCATCACTCTCGCGGGCGGCGGGAGCGGAGGTCCGGGCCCAGTTGGTATAGGCACGAGCACGAACATCAGCGCGACACTCCAGGTTCAGGGTAACGTGTTCGTCTCGAACGCCATCTCGACGCCGAACGTCATCGTCACGTCCGCCAACACGCCATCGCTCAACGTCTCGTCCCGCTTTACCGGCCCGCTCGGTGTTCAGAAGAGCCCGACTGGCTGGACAGTCGATGTCTCCGGGAATATTTACGCTTCAAATACCCTCGTGACTACAAACGTCAACCCGACAGTTTCTATGAATTTAACAAGTTCAAATGTCCTCGGAATTTTCGGAACGACAGGTGCGGTGGCCGGTGGCGTCATGTCCGGAGTGGCCCTCGTGCCCGGTGCGGCCGGTGATACAGGTTTAGCCTTTTGTTCGGATCCGTCCAGAAACACCTACCTTTCCGGTTATTACGGGGGGTCCACAGCCATCAATATCAAAAATATGGACTCGGCGAGTACGCCCTCGACCGTCAATCTCCCGGGTCTCACCGGACCCATCGCCATGTACATCGCAAGGTGGAATGCGGGTGGACAGTGTAGGGCTGCGACGATTATCCAGAGCGACTTGGTAGTCGCCAGTCTGTCCGTCACGACCGACCAGAGTGGGAACCTGTTCTCGACGGGCTACTACACGAGCAGTACAGTCAGCCCACTGTACAACATGAATGCGACCATCACGAGTGCGGGTGTGTCCCTGCCCTCGACCAGTCTCAAGACGTACATGTACACTGCAAAGTGGCTCGCGAGTGGGCAATTTTCCGGATACTCAATTTTACCTGGAAATTCTACAAGCTACGGATACTCCGTCAAGACGGACGCCCTCTCGAACGTGTACGTTGGTGGCTACCACGCGTGCACGACGACCACGACTCTTAAAAATATCGATTCGTCCGGCTCTTCGTCGGCGCTGATTCTTCCAGCCGCGGCTGGTCCGTACACGGGCTACGTCATGCGCTGGAACTCGGCGGGCCAACTCACCGCCTTTTCGGTCGTTCCCGGAAACGGCGCGTGTCTGATTCAGGACGTGGCTACAGACCTTAGCACGAACGTGTACGCGATAGGCTACTCGAATAACACAACCACCACGACGCTCCGAAACCTCGATGCGACCGCATCTGTCGGCACGCCCGTTTTACAGGCGGCCGTAGGTACACAAGCCGCCTTTATAGTCAAGTGGACCGCGTCCGGGACCGTCTCAGCCTTTACGTGCATCTCACGGGCTCAGGGTCTCGCGATAACCACCGACGCAGGTTCGAACGTGTACGCCGCGGGAACGTACTCGAGTGCATCGAGCGTCACTCTGCAGAACATCGACGCGACCGGGTCGAATTCAGCACTGGCCCTACCGGCTTCCACGGTCCAGTCAGCCTTTATCGCCAAGTGGTCTCCTGCGGGAACTTGTCTGGCGTGGTCAACCGTCCCTGGAACGACCCAGACGGCCGGGCTCTCGGTTTCGGTCGACAATTCGGGAGTTGTGTACATGTCCGGATACCACACAAACACCCTGACGACGCTTCTCAAGAACCTAGACGGTACCGGCTCCAATTCCTCGACAAACTTACCGGCAGCGACACAGTCCCCTCAGCTTTACATCCTCAAGTGGAGCCAGACCGGGACGCTCACCGCCTTTACGGTGGCGCCTGGGTACGGAAATCGTGTAGGCACCGACGCTTTCGGAGCCGTCTACGTGGCTGGTTACTATTCGAACGCCGCGTCCTCAACGACACTGCGCAATATCGATGCGACGGGCAGTTCATCGGCTCTGTCCCTCCCGGCATCTACGAGTGGAACCGAAGACGCCTTTCTGCTGAAGTGGAGCGCGCCGTCGGCGAGTTTCGTCGGCGTAGGCACCTCGTCGGGTCTCGGTGCGACTCTTCACGTCCTGGGCGACATGCGCGTCCGCGACATTCTCACGTCTCGGGTCACTGGAATTTTGAAGGCGAATACGACCATACTTTCTGTTCAGACGATCAG